CTGACCCGTATTTAGGCTGCATTAAGAGTCTAAATTTAAACTCTTCCTGTGGTAAAGTGTGGGAACGACTCAAAAAAGGTGCAAAAGTCGGTAAAAGGTCTTGGATCGACTTGGAAACAAGATGGGTTGACCCTTTTTTCCGACGAGCCGTTGAGTTACAGATGGCTGAATGGGAACAAGGTATTCGTAGATTGGACCCTTTTTCCATGGAGTGTAAGAGTGAACTTCGCAAACCACCCAAACACTTAGTTCCACGAATGTATAACAGTGGAGATATGGTTAGTCTTGTTAATACGAAAAGATTGTTTGCTGGAGTTGTTGCTTTGATACAGCAACATTGGCTTTCAACTGGTGTTACTGTAGGTATGAATTGCCATGTGGATTTTCGTGTTCTTTGCAAAAAGTTGCAAAGCAGAGGACTACGTGTGTTTGATGGTGATTTTAAGAATTTTGATGGTAAGTTACCAGTGCAGTTTATGGAACGAGTAATGTTTTACCTGATTTGTTTTAATAAGAATGGTGGTTATACAGATGCAAATGTTCGAGCTTGTCACACAGCAGATAATAGTATACGCTTTGCTATGTTAGTTGCTTTAGGCATGTTGTTGCTCATGAGTCGGGGTAATCCTAGTGGTAATTTTTTAACCACTCAATTGAATAGTTTTTGTGTTAAAGGTGCTTTACGATATGTGTGGATGATTTTGACAAAAGGTACTAAGTATCATTCAATGCAAGCGTATAATGAGCACGTTGTCGAAGTTGCTAACGGTGACGATAATGTAGTGAATGTTAGTGCAGATGCAAGTGTATTCTTTAACCAAGTTACAGTTAGTGAAGTTTTTAATAACCATGTTGGAATGGAATATACTGATGCCAATAAAACAGGCATTATGACACCTTTTAAAATGATTAATGAGATCACTTATCTTAAACGAACAATGACGGCTACTGAAGCTGGAGCATTAGACTTGGAAAGTATATTGGAGAGTGTTTTGTGGCTTAAGAGAGGAGTCTCTTCGTATGACGCTTTTGATTGTACATTGAGTTCTGCCTTAATGGAGATGTTCCATCATGGTGAAGAGAAATTTGTTTGGTTTAGAAATGAACTTGAAAAAGCCATGTTTGGTACATCCCTAAATAGGATAAGGCTTAAAACTTATCCTAGGGTTTACGAGGACTACGTCATTACTCATGGCGTAGGCTTCGGTTTCACCTATTAAAAATCTCGTATTGACCCCTAGGCAGGTGGTGTGTCCTCAGACGCCAACTGTGCGTGGGTCATTCGAGCGGTGGCAGAGAGATCTAGTGCTACATGTGTGGCCACCGGTTATGAAATAGGCTATGTAGCGGGGACTTTTTGTATAACGTTATCTAGCGTTATATGGTTTTAGAAACTATAATTTAGATACTGATCAAAATGCTGTTAATCCTATTAGTACTATTGAAAAGCAACAAATTGTTACTTTCCAAACTGGTGGGGATCTTCTTAAGGTGGCTAAACCAGCTATAAGTCAAGAAGACTCCATGTTAATTTCAGCTAAAGAAGATCGTGATCATACAATTTACGATTTTTTAGCTCGTCCCGTTGTAGTGTCCTTCACTCAGTTTCAAACATCGGATCCTCCAAATTCGGTGTTGCCGCTGAGTGCTATTTCTTTTCCTTTTACATTATGGAATCATAATGTGTGGGCAGAGAAGATGAAAGGTTTTAGGTTCTGGAAAGGAACTTTGAACTTTCAAATTCAAGTAAACGCGTCCCCTTTTGATATTGGTCGCTTATTTTTCTTTTGGTCTCCATTTGACGCTGATAGAGGCGATCTTCGTCCTTTCCAATCTCGAACCCATGTTTCTGGTTATCCTGGTGTGGAAATCGATTTAGGTAATAAAATGACATCTGAGCTTACCATTCCATATGTTAGTCCTTTTACACATATAGATCAGTTACGTGCTGATCAACCCTATGGTACTGCTAGATTGTATATCATATCTCCTTTTGAAAGTGCGAATGATACAACAGTTGATGTTACTGTGTACTGCTGGATGACTGATGTTGAGTTGGCTATTCCGACAGATACACCTACATTGGGGCTGGTAGCTCAGTCAGGTAAAGAAGCACAAATACGTTCGTCAAAAGGGATAATTAGTGGCGGAGCCGCTCTAGTTGGCGACGCAGCTCGAATGTTTGCAAATGTTCCAGCCGTAGGAGAAGTAGCTCGCCCTTTAGCTTGGGTAGCCGATGCAGCTAAAGGAGCAGCGAATCTTTTGGGCTTTTCAAAGCCGTCAACTTTACAGAGTGTCCAGGCTATTAATAATGTCCCAGCTCGAGGGTTTACGCACTCAGATGATTTAGATAATTCTGTTGTTGTTGGTTTAAAACAAGATAATGCTGTTCAAAGTTCTTTTGGAGTTTTTGGTACAAAAGAGGATGAGATGAATTTTTCATATATAATTAGTAAGCCCAATTGGTTTGACTTTTTTGTTTGGAATACAACTACAGATGATGCAAAAATGGATCCTTTATATAAGATACCAGTTCATGCTGGGATTTGTGGGCATGATACAGTACCACCAATCACACCAGATACTTTTTTGATACCAACACATATGGCCTATGTTGCTTCTGCTCATAGATACTGGAGAGGAGGAGTGTCTTTTAGATTTAGTGTTGTTAAGAATCAGTATTATAGTGGTCGTCTTATATTTATCTTTTATCCAGGTAGAACTACAGGTGAAATTATTAGTTATGGGACTCATGAAGTAGCTAAGTGTCCTCAATGGATTTGGGATATTAAAGAGGATTCAGATTTGCAAATAACAATCCCGTACCAAAGTAATGTTCAATTTTTAGCAACTAAGCTTAATGATCCTGGAAATGCACCAACCCGAGATGCTTTGGGCTTAGATGTTATCACTGGGACTTTAGCTATATTTGTAGAAAATAAGCTTAGAGGACCAGCAACTGTTCCAGATCATATACAGGTGCATATGTGGGTGCATGGTGCTGCTGATATGTCTTTTGCTTTAGGTGACATGGTAAAGTATCATCCATACACTGCGATGCCTGCAGGAGCATTATTGCCTCTAGCACCAACAGATGCTGATTACACTCTTAGACCTCGGCCAAGAGAGTATCTACTTAAGCAAAAAGAAAAAGAGAAAAGTCGAAAATTGATTAAGGGGTTTAAACCACTAGTTGCACAAATGATGTCTGTTGAGAGTACGTTTAATGTTAATCACAACGACACTGGGCGATCAAATCCTGAAGGATCGTCCTTATTAGTTTCTAAACCTAAAGATAGCTTGAACCCAGAGTTATTCTGTGTCGGAGAGATAGTAAATAACATTAGACCCTATACTAGGCGTTTTGGCCTTGAAGCTCGTTGGAGTAGCCCCACGTTCCCAGGGCGTATAACGCTAGATCCAGCATATTTCTGGAATGATACTGTTCCGGGAATATCAAATAACCCTTTGAATTACTTTAGTCGAATGTACGTTTTTTATAGGGGTTCAGTACGATATAAGTTGTTTTTTACTTCTAAAGGTGTTTTAGATACCGGTGAGTTGTGGCATTCTACTATTTCGTCTAGTAACATTCGAGCTGGTTCGCCTGAACCATACACAACCGTTCCTGCTGATACAACTAGTTCTGCTTCTGGTCGGTTTATCCATAAACAGTATTTAGATTTGAATCCTGTTGTTGAGATTACGTGCCCTTATTATAGTAATGTGCCAATTCAAATCATATCCAAAGTATATCTTACCGACTTACATCAGAGAATGCGTTGGAAAACAATAAATTCAACAGACCCTTCTTCAGTTGGGGATGATGGTTTATTGTATAAAGCTGGTGGTGATGATTTCACCTTTGGCTATTTAGTCGGACCCCCCTTGTTAGTGGAAACTGGTGAGGCATGATATTAGTTATATCCGCATTTCAAAAGTCGCGATGTGAAGTTGAGCAAGTCTCCTTCACGTAGTATTTTTTCAAAAAAAA